TTGGATATGGAATAGCTATAACTTCTTTATCTAATGCTATCATCTCAAATATACTTTCTGGAGAAAAATTAATATCTGAATCAATAAATAACATATGAGTATAATTATGTTTCTCATTTAAAAATGCAGCGACACACATATTTCTACCCTGTGTAACTAAAGAAGATTTTAATATTGTAAAACTAACTATTATACCTTTTAACATACAAACCTTTTGAAACTCTAATAGGGCTTGTGTGTAATGCATGGATACTTCAGAATGCACCGGAGTACATACCATTATAGAAATATTTTTTTTTAAATCAGTATTAGTTGGTTCTTCTTTTTTAAACCAAATAGGTTTACTTGGATCTTGCATTCAATGCTCCTTCTAAAAATTTACTCCAGGCATAACCAATTTTATTCCAGTTGTAAAATCTGTTTGTATAATCTATTTGCATATCTAAATGTTGTCTTATTGCAGGATGATCCAAGGTCCCTGCTGCATGTTCAATTGCATATGCAAACTTGTGCGCTAAACTTGTAAATGATTTTTCATACGGAACATATGTAATAAACTCTGCACCTGTTTCATATAGAGCACCATAATCAGTTGTAATACAATATAGTCCTGCAGCCATTGCCTCAAGCGCTGATATACAAAATGTTTCTTCCCAGATACTTGGAAATGCAAAGATGTGATATTTATGTAAGTTCTCTCTAATATATTCATGTGGTTTATAACCAATATAATTTACATTAGGTAATGATTTAGCTTGGTCATATAATTCTTTATAGGTATCATCATTTGCTTGTTTAAAAGCATCTCCATAAACTTCAGTTGAAGAATAAACATCTAAACTAATAAGAGGATTTTTAACAAGTTGCATTGCAGCTAGAATTACATTCAAGCCTCTCCACGGAGTTGGGTGGAATATTAATTTAATAGGTTCCCCTTTAACATGTCTTGTTCTTGGAACTATTGGTACTACTCCATTTTTAATAACAATAGATTTATGAGTTGGTATATCAAAGTACATTCTAAACTTTTCATAGTTCCAATGAGAATTAAATACGTACCAATCGTACTTGTCGTGATTTGATTTGTCCTTGAACCAAGGCGCTAAATTTGGTTGATCGTATGAATTTTTTTGCCAAAGGATATTTAATTTAGTTGGATCTATTGGAACTTTACCTGGAACAGATGTGCAGATCTGTACTTGATCTAATAATTCTTTAGATACGTGTTTTTCTAAAAATTCAAATTGTAATTCGGTTCCACCTCTAGGTTTCATTTTTCACTCATAAATTTCTTAAACATTTCTAATCCTTTATTAGTAACTTTAACTATAACATCACGACTAATGTCTTGTGTGTCAACGTTAGCAGCTTTAAGTTCCTCTTCGTTTTTATAAACTTGACCTGTTTTTTTATTCTTTATTATTGTTACTGTTTCAGTTTCAATATTATATTCTTTATTGTCCATTCTGGTCGTCTCTATTTATTTCTAGTATTGCTACAGTTGCACTTATACCAGAAACATTAGAACTTTCAAGTCTTATGGTATCTGTCTCTTCAAGAACAATAGGACCTTTTGCTAAATTACAAATAGTAGGACCTGTTATAGAAGCATAAGCTATTTGAAAAATTGTTGATACTGAATCATCACTTATAGATACTTTTAATATTTTACTTCCTGATTCATTAGTTACTTGTATATTTTGAATGATAGCATTAGCATTTGATGGGCATGTATATACCGTTACAGCAGCTGTAGTGCTTGGATCATAGAATGCATTTTTATATACGTTAGCCATAGTTAAATTATGTTAAATCAAACCATTTTAATAAACCAGATACATCTCCATTAGCTGTTCCTGGTCTTACACCCAATGTTAAAGTATCTGACACACCTGCAATAGTTTGTCCAAGTTGATTTGCAAATGCTATAAAATCACCTCCTAAAGTAAATGGAGCAGTTTTACCCCCTAGATACCCTCCGGCAACTCTTGTACCAGTTGAAGTTAAATCAACTGTAGTTAAATCATATTGTACATTATCACTAAAATTTGTATATGAAAACGCTGAAGATGGTGTGGCATTAATAAATAATCCCCATTCAAAATCTCCATTAGATATATTTAAAATATCTACTCCTGCAGGAACAATAACTGCATAAGGTCTTGATGCTCTAATTCTAATTGTTGCAATATTATAATAAGTATTTGCTGTAGGTAAATTTACACCTGCACTAACAGTTCCTGTTCCAATCATTTCTTCTAATCCTTGCGGAGAATACCCACCTTCAGAAATACAAGAAGAACATATTTGTTGTAATGTATAAGTACCCGCTGTTAATGTTCCAGCTCTTTCAATTTCATAACGAATTGGAAGATTGGCTGTTTGCATATAAACAGTTGTTAAACTATTAGCATTATAAAAAGTATGTGCTGTAATTAATTGACCATTAATAACAAATCCAACTCTAACAGATCCAACACCTAACCATTCAATATCTATAAATAATATATTTGACGTTGCTGCATCTAATGTAAATCCACTAAGACCTGTTCCATTTAACTTATCACCATTCCAACTAGATTGTGATATTTCAGTATCAACTGCGGCACCTGATGTATAAGTACGTCTTACTATTTTAAGTGTTGTTCCATCTGCTGTAAAAAATATTCCATTATTAGCATCAAATAATCCAACCTTTTGTTTTAAGTTTGCAGTCAAAGTATTCATTACAAATGTATTAAAAATAAGTAATGACTTACCAGGTTGATAAGACATAACTCTTTTAGATTGCCTTATTGTTTTAGATCCCGCTGCCTCCGTTACATTTAAATTAACTGTAGATTTATTAGCTGTATAAGTAACACTTCCACCATTTGCAGTTGATGGATCAAATAAACTATTCTGTGACATTATATTCTTACTGTCAAAGATTGTAAGCGGGTTTGATACTCTTAATCTTCCGAATGCATCAACATTATTACCACCGATTGTAATTAACTGACCATTACCAACATTTATATTTTCACAACTCATTAGCAGCCAAACCTCATGTTAAACCATGTAAATCTTTGTAACTCTTGTCTTAAATCTTCTTGGAAAGAAAAGTTTAATTGATCTTTTAATGTTTCTAATGCTTGTAGAATTTGTCTTTGATTTTCAGCAGAATATTCTTGACTTGGTTCTGGTATATACGTTGTAATTTTTGCCATTATCTTCTTCCATCAGGTTGAATATCTACTCTAAATAATCCATATCTCCAGTTTTCATCTGTTGAATCATTTTCTACTTTAATACTCATTAATCTATTTCTTGCTCTAGTATCTATCTTAGTTGTAGATGAAGTTACAGTGTATGGCCCCAACATCTGACTATTTTGTGTTTGAGAGGGATAACTTCTTAATAATAATGTTACTTTAGCATTTCCGGTAAGTATCTTAAAGTCTGGTATAAATCTATTTATCTTCATTAAAAACTGACCATCTCCCTCTATGTCTAAATCAAAGTCTCCAGATTCAATGTAAGCAGGAATAGCTGTTTTAACTCCAAGTGCACTTACATCATTAACACCTGTTTCATGTTCATAATATTCTGAAGATCCAAAAGTATTAGTTACACCATTGATAGTTGGAAATGTTGGAGTTGTTGTTGGTAAGTATTTTGTTGCATAAGGTTTATCAAATGTTTGAGCATCTGAATAAGTTGTTCTAGATAATGACATTGTAGTCCAAGTATTTTCAACAAAGTTATAAACTACTGATCTATTAATTTGAGATTCTCCCGCAGTTGGATAAAACCAAACTATTTCATTATATAAACTATTATGAGAACCGTAGATAATGTCTGCCGCATTATAATTTATACCTAAATTATCTCCTCCAGTTGTAAATACAAAATCTTCAACAAGAGAGGGTAATTGTTTAACAGTACCATCATAGACAAAGAATCCACCACCAAATCCCATCCAGAATACAGCACCTTGTGCAAAGACGATTGAATGTTGACCAATACATCCACAGTTTGTACCCACCTGTCTTATTGAAAAGACAAAGGGAGGTCCAACGAACTGCATCACATAAGCTGCTTGATCCGTTAAAATAAATATATAATCCTTACCTTGTACAGCTCCGACAATAAAATTCCCTGTATCTAGTCTAAATGTACCTGCTGTATTCGTTGCAGTGGGTGCCCAAGTATTAAAGTCTTCTTGATTTGAAAATCTTATAAACATTGGATCTTGAGTTGTTGTATCTCCAATTGTTGTCTCTGTTCCAAGTGCAATTAAATGTCTATCTCGATCCGATACAATAGTCATCGTGGAAGCTGTCGGGCAACCACTAATAACTGTTGCTCTAGTTTGTAATGCACCACCAACGGAAGGATTCCAAGAAAATGTTTTACCATTTTTAATTGTTGCAATTAATATTTGTCCAAAATTATCAAATGACCAGTTACCTGGTGAGAGTACTACAGTAGCTGAAGTACTTGCTACACCCCAAGCAACAGTACCCCAAGTAGATGTTCCCCAACCATAACCATATGTTTGAGCAACAGGTCCAATATTAGCATAAGGAGCAAAAGATAAACTTCCACCACCTGTAACACCTGTTCCAGTTTCAGCTGTTGTCATTGTAACTGTAAAAGTATTTGCTGTTGGAACTGTTTTTACTTCAAAAATATTCGTTGTAAAACTTGCTGACGTATAACCTGTTGTAGTTGGTCCTGGTGTTGTTGCTGCTGTAAATTTAATATAATCACCCACCTCAAGTCCATGTGCTACCTTATTAATAGTAACTGTTGTAGAGGATGTTATTGATGTGTAAGTTGCTGCAGTTAAAGTTGTATCAAGTGGAGTAATATCATAAAAAGCACCACTAAAATAAATAACTAATAATTTATTTGTTCCAATAGCTGCATATTTATTACCACTTAAATCTGTCCATGTGTGCTGGGCTCGGGCAACTCCAGCTAATTCTTTATTTAAAATCTCTTGCCATCCACCTATTTTTTCAGGATAACCATATCTAAATCTAACAAAATCACCATCAATCCACTGACCTTCTGCAGCAGTTGATGTGTCTTGTTTATTAAATCCAGCTTTTAATGGTATCTTTTTTAATGGCATAAGGTAGTACTATACATGATTATTTTATAAAAGCCAGAAAGCTTATATATCAGATACTTAACTACTTAAATAACTTTTTAATATACCCTTTAAAACCAGTATTTTCTTCAAAATATTGAATACACTCAGCTATAGTTTGTTGTCTTATATATTCATCTCTTATTTCTTGTGATGTAGGTTGAGGTAAATTTGAATCCCATCTGTCTATTATAAATTCGCCGGCAGAAGTTAAATCGTAGCTAGCGCCGGGTGCTAATGATTTCATTACTGTATTGATACCCCAAGAAAAACCATTTTCATTAGTGTATCGTTTTATAGTTGCTTCAATAGATAATTTTCTAACTGTCATAATATAAGTTCTGTTAAATTTTTATTATTACCAACAGTACCTTTTATAAAAACATTAAAAGCTAAACTAATTCTAGTGTTATCTCCTTGCTTAGTTTCTACCATGTGCGTTAATGAAGAAGGAAATAATATTACATCTCCAGTCTTTACAGAAAACCACCAAGATTCTGAATTCCACATATTCCATTCTTTTACTTCAGGTTTAATAGTTCTATATGTATCATTAAAGAATTTAATTTTATCATGTTCTTCATGGCAGTTAATATAAAAAACCCCAGATACTAATGAATTAGGGTGTGCGTGTTTATGATGATATTGATTTGTTTCAGTATAGTTTAACCAAGACTGCGTAATGTATGGTGTAATGTTATTAGCTGGTGAAATAACTTTATCAAAATAATCCTGTACCCTTAAATCTAATTCTTTTTTAATATTGACAAAAGGTTTTTCGTTAAGAATATAACTATTGTTTGATGTAATATTTCCATCATTTTTATAATGATCTTTTTTATTTTTATCTACAAATTTTAATTCTAATGGTGTTAATTTTCTATCTACTTTAGCTATGTATATTGGTGTTGGGAATATCCCATTTACTGTTGATTCGATCATTCTTT